GGAAGTATAAGATTTTTTTCGTATATTTGTATTCAATAAATTTTTAAACAAACAAAAAACAAAACAAATGAAAAAAGTATTAGCATTGGCAGTAATTTCATTAGGAATTATGAGCTGTGGGTCAAACTCACAAACCGAAGTAGCATCAGATTCAACAGCAGTGGCAGTAGACACAGCAGTAGTTGCAACTGATTCAGCAGCAGTAAAAGTAGATTCTGCAGAAGTAAAATAAAGATTATATAAGGGGTGGTATTTTACCACCCTTTTATATTTGGTAATATCGAATATTTTTCGTATCTTTACAAAGTAAAAAATAAAGGTTATATGTCAAAGAGTGTATCAACACCAAAAATTATCAAGCAAGAGGCTAAGAATAAATTAGAACTTAACATTGCTCCCAAAATAGAACAAACCGAAGATGAGGTTTCGTTCATCAAATACGATAATCCTAAAATCGTAGAAGAAATCGAAAAACAATATCCAGAAATGACTGATGAGTTTAAACGTATTATGTTTACTCAATATGAATTATTCTGTCTAAAACAATCCAATTACGGACCAGGTAATATTGCAGTAGGAACATCATTAGAAACCGAAGATGATAAGAAATTATCACTAACTGGTCTATGGTTCAGAATCAACGATAAAATCCAGCGTTTGAAGCAATTGGTGGTTTTGGGTAAGGAGGATGCCGTAGGTGAGGCTATTGAAGATACGTTTCAAGACCTGTCAGTATATGGCATTATAGCCCAAATAGTCTCAAACGGAAAGTGGGCAAAATAATTAAAAATAATTTTACGAAAATCGGTAATTCGTATATTTATAAGTACACACCGCGAGTAGGAAAGACTCGTAAATAAAACCATAAAACAAATTAATTTTTAAACTTAAAAGGAAAAAACAATGGCATTAGACATTAACGCAATTAGAGGTAGACTAAACAAACTACAAAACACACAAAAGAAAACGGATGCATTATGGAAACCAACTCCTGGTAAATCACAAGTCCGTATCGTTCCCTACAAATTCAATAAGGACAATCCTTTTATCGAATTGTATTTTCACTACAACGTAAACAACAAAACCTATTTATCACCAGCATCGTTTGGTAGACCTGACCCTATTGTGGAGTTTGCAGATAAACTTAAAAGAATGGGAGATAAGGAAGATTGGAAAGCAGCAAAGGCAATGGAGCCTAAATTGCGTACATTCGTTCCTGTAATCGTTCGCGGTCAAGAAAACGAAGGTGTAAAGTTTTGGGGTTTCGGTAAGACAGTATATCAAGAAATTTTAGGATATATTGCTGACCCAGATTATGGTGATATTACTGACCCAATGGCAGGTAGAGATTTGACGGTTGAATATATTTCAGCAGAAGATGCAGGAACATCATATCCAACAACTACTCTTAGAGTAAAACCAAATCAAACTCCATTAGCAGAAGGTGGTGATATTGCTAAATTCTTAGAAAATCAAACCGAAATTACGGAATTGTATCAAGAATTATCTTATGCGGAATTAAAAAATGTATTAGAAGGTTGGTTAAACCCATCAGCAACATCTGATGATGAAACCGAAGGTTCAGTTGCAGAGGAAACCCTTTCAACAAAACCTGCGCCATCCGTATCACATGACCAAGGTGGTTCTTATGAAACACCAACACAATCTGCTCCACCAGTTTCTAAGAAAACTGATGATGTTGCAGCAGCATTTGATGATTTATTCAACAACTAATTAAAACCATTTTATGGCAAAAAAAGAAGAATTGGATTTAGCAGACATCCTAGCGGGTGAGCTAAATAAACAATCAAAAGACCAAAAGGTAGCATTCTTTTTGGATGATGATTCAACTCCTACTAACGTAGAGGGTTGGGTTTCCACCGGATGTGCAATGTTAGACGTAGCGATTTCAAATCGTCCTTATGGTGGTTTGCCAGTTGGTAGAATTGTTGAGGTAACGGGATTGGAACAAAGTGGTAAATCATTACTATCGGCACACTTACTTGCGGAAACGCAAAAACAGGGTGGTGTTGCGGTATTGATTGATACTGAAACTGCAGTAAGTAGAGAATTTTTAGAAGCAATCGGTGTGGATGTGAAAAAATTACTTTATGTATCAGCAGATTCGGTAGAACAAATCTTTGATATGACCGAAACTATTATCGAAAAAGTTAGACAAACTGATAAAAATCGTTTAGTAACTATTGTAACCGATTCAGTTGCAGCCGCATCAACAAAAACGGAGTTGGCAGCTGATTATGGTAAGGATGGTTATGCAACCGATAAAGCAATCATCATTTCAAAGGCGATGAGAAAGATTACTAATATGATTGGTAGACAAAAAATCTTATTAGTATATACCAACCAATTAAGACAAAAGATGAACGCAATGCCGTTCGGTGACCCTTGGACAACAAGTGGTGGTAAGGCATTGGCATTCCACGCATCCGTAAGATTACGTTTGAAAGGAATGGGGCAGATTAAATCTAAAATTGGTGGTAGTGATAGAATTGTCGGAATGAAGGTTCGTGCACAAGTTGTTAAGAACCGAATGGGCCCACCATTAAGAGCAGCAGATTTTGATATTTTCTTTGATAGAGGTATTGATAATTATGGTTCGTGGTTGTCCGTAATGAAAGACAATAAAATCGTAAAACAAGCCGGTGCATGGTATGAATATACCGATACTGATACTGGTGAAGTAATCAAATTCCAATCTAAGGATTTTATTCCTTTGATGACGGAAAGAGAAGATGTTAGAGAACAAATTTATAAAAAGATTTGTGAATCTACAATTTTACAATATAAATCCGATGGTATTGACATGGAAGATTTAGAAATAGATGTTTCAGGTCCTGGTATGGATGATTAAAAAGAAAGGCATTGAAAGCAATATACAAAAACATTTTAGAATCGGTAGAGAGTGAGCATGTGAGTAATTCTACCAAAACGAAAAACTCACGCGTTCTTATAATTGATGGATTAAATACATTCATCCGTTGCTGGTCTTCAATTCCAACTATGAATGAAGATGGTGACCATGTAGCAGGTGTAACGGGTGTATTAAAATCAATTGGTTACGCTATCCGTCAAACTCAACCTACTCGTGTTATTGTAGTTTTCGATGGTAAGGGTGGTTCTGCAAATCGTAAAAAACGATTCTCCGGATATAAAGCAGATAGAGACCCAAATAAATTGAGAGTGAATCGTCAATACGCAGAAATGATGAATGTTGAAGATGAACGCGAATCTATGAAAAGACAATTTGTTTGGTTAGCAGAAATGTTACATGAATTACCAATCACCACTATGATTTATGATGGTGTTGAGGCAGATGATGTAATGGCTTATATCGCCACTCAACTTCTTAAAGAGGATGAACAAGCGGTGGTAATGTCAACCGATAAGGATTTCCTACAATTGGTAAATGACAAAACCATCGTTTGGTCTCCTACTAAGAAGAAAATTTACAATAAGAAAGCAATCAAAGAAGAGTTTGGATTAGAATCCAAAAACCTATTAATGTATCGTATATTAGATGGTGATAAATCAGATAATATACCGGGAGTTAATGGGTGTGGTATAAAAACCCTTGTAAAGAGGTTTCCTGAACTGACTGAGGAGGTAGAATTATCAGTTGATGATTTACTACGTTTATGTGAAGAAAAGAAGGGTAAAATCAAAATATACAACGATATATTAGAATCACAAGAACAGGTTCGAATGAATCACGAATTAATGCAATTAAAAGACCCCGATATTAGTGGAATCATTAAAATGCAGATATTGGAAAAATTCAACGAACCAACCAAACCTATCAATAAATTAGATTTTATGAAGGTTTGTTTAAAATACAAAGTTGTAAACAGCTTTGGAGATTTGAATGATTGGTTAAAAGGAACATTCGGAAATATTATAATTAAATAACAATTTAAACATGGAGAAAAACTATGAAGTGTATTAAAGTAATTAAAGAAACGAAAGACAACAAAGTTGGAACTATTCGTAGAGTAACTGATAGTGAAGCAGATACAAAGGTAAGTACAGGTGTTTGGGGGTTCATCCCAAAATCAGAGTGGAAATTAGCAACAAGACCAGAAAAAACAAAAGGAGATAAATAATGCAAGAGATAGACAACTTGGCGAAGTATGGTCAATCCTTTCAATCAAAAGTTGTATCTGCGTTATTAACTGATGAAAAATTCTTAGACACGATTTCAGAAATAGTTACACCAAAGTTTTTTGAATCGGATGCTAATAAATGGATAGTAAGTGAAATTTTAAATTATCACACCGAATATCGAAAAGCACCATCATTAGATGTGTTTAAGGTAAAAATATCCAAATTAGAAAATAAGGGATTAGAAACCACTATTGTAGAACAATTAAGACATGTTTATACACAAGTAGGTAATATTGATTCTGATTATATTAAGAATGAATTTTCATCGTTTTGTAAAAACCAAAACTTAAAACAAGTAATCTTACAATCAGTAGACCTGTTAAAAGCAGGAAACTTTGATAAAATCAAAGATTTGGTTGATAAGGCTATGAAAGTTGGGGTTGAAAATGATTTAGGACATGATTACATATTGGATTACGAAGACCGTGCAGTAGATGTTAAAAGAGATACTGTCCCTACGGATTGGAAACCTATCACCGATTTAATGGATGGTGGGTTAGGACCAGGAGAATTGGGAGTAGTAGTTGCACCATCAGGTGTAGGTAAGACTTGGATTTTAACAGCATTAGGTGCAGCCGCAGTAAAACAAGGATTGAGTGTTGTCCATTATACAATGGAATTATCCGAACATTATGTAGGTGCGAGATATGATACTGTCTTCTCACATATTCCATCCGCAGATTTAAAAGATAGACGAGATGATGTTCGTCATAAGATTAAATCTTTACCGGGAAAACTTCTAATTAAATATTATCCACCAAAAGGTGTGAGTGTAAAGAAATTACAATTACATATTGAAAAAATGATAGCAACAGGTAATAAACCTGATTTGATTATTGTAGATTATGCTGATTTACTTCTTTCACATTCTAATAAAACCGATTCTACTTATGCAGAACAAGGTGGTGTTTATATTGATTTAAGAGGTATGGGTGGTGAATTGGGAATACCAGTTTGGACTGCATCACAAACAAATCGTTCGGCAATTGATTCTGATGTAATTGAAGCAGATAAGATTGCAGATTCATACGCAAAGGTAATGAATGCGGATTTCATTATGAGTTGGAGTAGAAAATCAAAAGATAAATTGAATAACACTGCAAGAGCTCACATTATGAAAAACCGATTCGGACCAGATGGTTTAACATTTCCTTGCAAGATGGATACTAACACGGGTTTCATCGAAGTTTATGATGCTCAATCATCAGATGGTATTATGGCAACGAAAGAAGCAGCAAGTGGACAGATATTACAAAAACAACTTCTACATAAGAAGTATGTAGAAAATATGGGCTAAATATATTATAATAAAGTGTTCCATTTTAGTTAATATGGGATAATGAAAAAAGAAAAAAAAAGTTTCAAGTTTCCATTTCGTTTTTTAATATATACAATAGTTATACTCACCAACAAGATTCAAAGTTGGTGTTTTGTATAACAATTTAAACTAAAAACATTTTATGGCAAATTCACAAGAATTATTTGAGCAAATGAAAGATTTATTTACTCAATTCGAAACTGAGCACAATGGTTCAACAAAAGCAGCAAAGTCAAGAGCAAGAAAAGCAATCGGCGAATTAAAAAAATTAATTACTGAATATAGAAAACAATCAGTAGAAGAAACTAAATAAAAAGTTACGAAAGATGAGCAAATTATTTACTGAAAGAGTTCCTTTCAAACCATTTGAATATCCTGAATATTATACCGAAGGTTGGTTAAAACAAATGCAAGCATTCTGGTTGCATACTGAAATACCAATGCAAGGTGATTTTAAGGATTGGAATGAAAAACTAACTGAATCTGAAAAGCATTTGGTTGGTAATATCCTTTTAGGATTTGCTCAAACTGAATGTGCAGTTTCTGATTATTGGACAGGTATGGTTACTAAATGGTTTCCAAAACATGAAATCAGACAAATGGCTATGGCGTTTGGTTCACAAGAAACTATACATTCAATCGCGTACTCTTATTTAAATGAAACGTTAGGTTTAGAAGATTTCGAAGGGTTCTTACATGATGAAACGATGAAAGCACGTTTCGAACTTCTAACTAACACAACGGCAGATTGGACTCCTGCTGATTTGGATACTAACCATAAAGCAAGAGTTGAAGTTGCTCGTTCATTAGCAATATTCTCTGCATTCGCAGAAGGTGTAGCGTTATATTCTTCATTTGCAGTTCTTTACTCATTCCAAATGAGAAACTTATTAAAAGGAATTGGACAACAAATGAAGTGGAGTGTTAGAGATGAATCGTTACACTCAAAAATGGGATGTCAATTATTCAGACATATGTGTCAAGAATTTCCAGAATTATTAGACGAAGCAAAAAAAGACATTTACACAGCAGCTAAAATTATCATAGATTTAGAACACAAATATATTGATAAGATTTTTGAAATGGGTGATTTAGAGAATCTTAAAAAAGATGACCTAAAAGAATTTATTACAAAAAGAGTTAATGAAAAATTAGGAGAATTGGGCTACAACCCAATACCTGGTGGAGATGATTATTTTGAATTCGATGATACGAAGGCATCCGAATTAGATTGGTTTTATCACCTTACCGGTGGGGTTACTCATACGGACTTCTTCGCAATCAGACCAACTGATTATTCAAAAGCAGGAGAAGGTGAAGATTGGGGTGATATATTTTAAAAATTAAAAAAAATTATGGCAAAAAATTACGCAGAAGATTTAGGCTGGGAATTAGGTGTGGACTTTCCAGAGTGGGGTAATACGGAGGTATATGTTAAAACCATATCCAAAGGGTATTTACTTCCAGGAGAAACACCGAAAGATGCATATTGGAGAGTATCTACCAAAGTAGCACAAAGGTTGAATAAACCACAATTAGCATCCAAATTCTTTGATTACATTTGGCGTGGTTGGTTATGTTTAGCAACACCTGTATTATCAAATACTGGCACTGATAGAGGTTTACCTATATCTTGTTTCGGTATTGATGTAGCAGATTCCATTTTTGATATTGGTAATAAAAACTTAGAGTTGATGTTACTTGCAAAACATGGTGGCGGTGTTGGTATTGGTATAAATCAAATTCGTCCTGCTGGTTCACCTATCACAGGAAATGGAACATCGGATGGTGTAATACCATTTGCTAAGATATACGATTCTACTATTCTTGCAACTAATCAAGGTTCAGTAAGAAGAGGAGCAGCATCAGTAAATTTAAACATCGAACACAAAGATTTTGAAGAGTGGTTGGAAATCAGAGAACCAAAAGGTGATGTGAACCGCCAGTGTTTGAATATGCATCAATGTGCAGTGGTAGGTGATAAGTTTATGAGAAAACTGCAAGATGGAGATGAAGAAGCTAGAAGAAAATGGGGTAAATTACTCCAAAAGAGAAAGGCAACCGGTGAACCTTATATTATGTTTAAGGGGAACGTAAACAAACAAAATCCACCAATGTATAAACAAAATGGATTGAAGGTGTTTATGACTAATATCTGCTCTGAAATCGTTTTACATACTGATGAATCACATTCATTTGTATGTTGTTTATCTTCTTTGAATTTAGCAAAATACGATGAATGGAAAGATACTGATTTAATTTACACATCAACTTGGTTCTTAGATGGAGTTCTTTCAGAATTCATTCAGAAGGCTAAGAATATGAAAGGATTTGAAAATTCAGTTCGTGCAGCAGAAAAAGGTAGAGCATTAGGTTTAGGTGTATTAGGTTGGCACACTTACTTACAACAAAGAGGTATTCCATTTGAAGGTATGACCGCTCAATTTGAAACTCGTAAGATTTTCTCTCAAATGAAAATCGAATCCGAACAAGCAAGTAGAGATATGGCATCCGAATTAGGTGAACCCCTATGGTGTAAAGATAGTGGATTCCGTAACACTCACTTACGTGCAATTGCACCGACAGTATCTAACTCTAAATTAAGTGGTGATGTTAGTTCTGGTATCGAGCCATGGGCAGCAAACGTATTCACCGAACAAACTTCTAAGGGAACTTTCATTAGAAGAAACGCAGAATTAGAAAAAGTATTAAAGAAAGTTGGAATCAACACAAAAGAAACTTGGGATAAGATTCTTGCCGATGGTGGTTCTATACAAGATATTGCTGAATTAGATAATTGGTGTTTTGTAAATGGAAAAGTAGTATTATGTTCAGAAGTAACTGATGAAGATAGACATAAAACATTCAACGTTAAAGATGTATTCAAAACATTCAAAGAAATTAATCAGTTAGATTTAGTAAGACAAGCAGGTATTAGACAACAATATATTGACCAAGCAGTTTCATTAAACTTAGCATTCCCTGCAATTGCAGAACCAAAATGGATTAATCAGGTAACATTAGAAGCGTGGAAACAAGGTGTTAAAACACTTTACTATATGAGAACTGAATCCGTATTGAGAGGAGATATTGCAACAAAAGCAATGGACCCAGAGTGTCTCTCATGCGAGGGTTGATGTAAATTAGTTTATACAATATAGTGTATTTTTAAACGAAATAGTGTGTTTTTTATATTTATAATAAATTAATACTATGAATTTA